CTTTTAGCGTCAAATCTTCGACGGTCTTTGCTGAATACAATTCCTTCAGCACAGGACCAAAAAACCTATCTCCAGAAGCCATATATTACTCCAAACTGTTAAATGTTACCCCATAGCGTTTATGGCGCGCCTTACGCGTGCCTCTTCGCTTTCGTCTCCCGCCGAGGGTGCAGAGTTACTAAAGGAGTCATTTGAAAGTGTGCTGGGTTCGGATGGTTTCTGTGGTTGACCCTCAATTTCGCTAATCAGCCCTTTGAGGAAACCTAATGTTGTTTTTGATTTTAACATCGTTTTCATTTGCGATGCAAGGTAATTTTCATAAAGCTGCGTAGCTTGCTCGATTGGCATAATATGTGCAGCGGCATATTCTTCGTCATAATCTTGTGCTTTCTGAAGGAAATCGGCATTAATTACCTCATAGACGTCATCGGCATCCCCCATCCCGCTTGATAAAAGAGGGTGCTTGGCCTCATTGGTTTTTATGTGATTAGTGATCTTTACCTTGTGACCGCTAACGGCTTCGCTAATTTGTCCGGCCTGTCTTTGTTGATTCTCTTTTTCCTCCCTCTCTTTTTCCTTGTCGGCAAAGATTTTCTCAAGCTCTTTTTTCGTTAATGGTCTCTCTTCTTCTCCAAGCAAGTTTGCAATTTTTTGTTGAAGCAACTCATCGTCTGTGAGTTCTTTTTCTGGCTGAACCTTTTGAGCTTTCTTGAGTTCTTCAATTTCTCGTAATAGCCGCTGTTTTTCTTCGTTTTGCTTCTTTCTTTCTTTGTATCGTTCACGCTCAACCTCCGTAATTCTATCAAGATTCGGTTTTGCTGGTGGTTCTTCTTTCTTAACATCGGCTGGTTTCTCAGTGTCAGTCTTTACTTCCTCTCCAGGAAGAGAACTTAGAGCATTTAAAGCATTCTGAACGGGGTCTGTCGATGTGTTTGAATCTGATGTCTGAACTGTTTCTGTGGCTGAATTTTCTACTGGTGGCATGCTTGAAATCCTTGGTTATGGTTGAGATACTTGGTTTATTAAATCTTGCGGCTGTTGAACTGGAAGACCTGACTGATCCATTTCGTTTGGCAAACCTGGCTCGGTGATAGGTGGTGCCGCTGTTGCCGCCTGCTCCTCGATGATTCCCATTGAATCGTTAATCCATCTTGTGAAGAGTTCTAGCTTTGAAAGTTCAAGCCCTTCATTTTTGAAGTAGAAATAACAATTTCTCATTAGGATAGACCCTTTTTCCAGGAACTCAGGCCCATAAAGAGCAGATGGCGTCTCGTATTCCCCTTTGTCTATGATCTTCTCAATGATCGCCTCGATAGAAGATCGAATAGCATTTTTCATCTTGTAGAAGTTTTCGGTATCTGGGAACTCAAGAAGCCCCAATCCTTCCTCAACGTCGATCATTTGCATATCGAGAAGCATTTTAACATCGTCCATTCGACCAGATGGGTCCTTGCTTAAGAGATTTGTTGGGAATACTTGCAAGATGGCCTGATCTTCCTCAAGGCGAACATCGCGCCAAATAATCTTTTCAGACCCATTTTGATTCAGTGATAGGACTGAATAATTCTTATCTTCTTTCGCAATCTCTTCGGCATATTTAAGGGTGTGCTTCCAAATGTTAATATGGAATCTTTCATAGTCCTGGGCGATTATAGCAAATCTTTCCGACTCAATATCGTTATACTCGCGCAACGCCTTACCTGATTGAAGCTCTTGCGGCTTTGCTCCCGTCGCGGTCATGGCATTTAGGCCAATTGCCTCGAATCCTTTCTGGTACCAAAATGTTACCTGATCCCACAACTCTGGTGGAACATGAAGTAATTGATCATATGTCGGCCTCTCGCCATCAAATTTTATCATTGTCCCGATGGTGTTGTTGAAGTGAGAACTTACGACGTTTGAACCATTCTGGACGAATATTTTAGGCACGCATCCAATATGGACAATATCTTGAATATCTATTAATGCTCGATTAATCGATACTTGCGCGCCGGTGTTAATCTCTGCGATTCCTTGGCCCCAAAAACCAATCTGTCTTGGTCGAAAATGGAAAAACTCAAATGGGACCTCTTCATGCTTCCAATCTTCGGAGAATAATTCACCAGAACTCACGCAAATAACGTGCCTTCCTGGCTCTTCCTCGCTTCCAATTCTCCACGCTTCAACAACTGGTACGCAAGCCGTATCAAGACCGGCATAGAATAGGTCCTGATCATCCTCTAACTTGCTCGCCTTAAGGCAGATCTCTTTCTTTTTCTTGTACTTCCTCGCAAGCTCATACTTGGAAATGTACTCGATTTGATAAAGCGTTTTTGGCATCTGTCCGTTTCGAGTTTCATCGGTATCAATGACGAGTTTATGGGATAAAACGCGCTCATGCTTGATTTTCTTCTTTTTCTTTCTTTCGCTGATGACAAACTTTAAGGCACCAGTTCCGAGGATTCCACCATCGGAAAAACATTGCTGGGCCTTTTGATATGTGTCACAATCGTAATAAACGCCCTCTAGGAATTTTCCCAACTTCTGCCCTTTTCTCTTCAATGAATATTGGCCTGCCTCAGTCAGGAACCTTGGGCGGGGACGGTTCTTGGCTATCTTTGCTTGGGCAGAGTCTACGCATTGCTGGATCAAGTTTAAGGTTGCCCTTGGAGCATCAAAGGTATCGTCGTCGTCCGACTCTAAATCGAGCCCCATTGCCTTATAATTGCCGTATAATCGAATATGCCTCTCATTCATCCGATAATGGTAATCTTGCTTTTTCTTTAGATCTACAACGGTGGCAAAGATCAATTTGGCGCACTCTTCGCTTTCTTTTATGTCGTACCAAAATTTGGGCATTTCTTCCATGGCCTACTCCATTATGCTTTAGAGGAATGAAACAGAACACTTTCGTCAACAATACGCCCACCAATTTTAGCACTTTTCGCGTCCTTTTGTAACTTTTTAGCTTGAGCGCGTTTTTCCGCAGCTTCCATTAGTGCCTCTGTGGCCGGAGCAACCAATGGCTCAGTTTCAATCTTTGGATTAAATGCCTTTTCGTGAAACTCAACCTCTAGGTCGCCTAGTTTAAATTTTTTAACCCCAAGAGCAAGCATTGACTTGGTAAACTCAAGTTGAATATCGCGGGATAAAAGAGATTTAACCACTGGATAAAATCCTAGAGCATAATTCTCTTTCTTTGCTCGTGTTGCTCCCGCATCCGATCCGATTCCTTCTGTTGCTGTATTAATAACTCCTCCTTTGATCCGCGCTTTGGTGTGGGCGGCTTATCTTGTACTAAGTAGTGCCTCATGTCTCGCCAAGAATACAAAGCTCCATCAGAGCAATGATTCTCGCATCGTGGATCTTCTTTTTCCTTGTCCTTGTCTTTCCATATCAAACTCTTCCACTCTGCTACTAATGGGCGGCATTCATCGGGATCTATAAGCATTGCACCGGTCTTTATATCGTCATCAAGCAATCTAAGGTAAGTAACCTTGTCGCTCTTTTCAGCGCACTCTAATGGCAAACCATGGCGTTTACGAAGCTCTTGGACACCCTGCTTGTTCGCGCCGTCAACAATGAATCTTGAGAATGGTCTACTTTTCCTTAATCCCTTAACCTTCGCGGCAACATCGGTAAAGTCCATCTTACTTTCTTTTTCCGACTTAATCAGATGCCCATGCTTTACTTTCGGACTCCAGCATGTTTGCGTGAAAGAGCATGCATCGTTAAAGCCAAGATCAATCCCGAGGCCATACACAGCTTGAGGGTAGTCGTTGGCATTGAACTTTTTGAATTGCGCCAAAGCCATATGCATAACAAGAAGGTCATCATCGGTACACCATTGGTTAAGGTAGTGAGTTTTAAACCATGAGGCCTCAACAACTAGAGGGTTATTTTGAATCAATTCATTAATTTCATCGGTCCATTGCTGGCGCATAAAAGGATTTTCATAAGTCGTCCATCTGAAAACGTGCCAGTCTGCTCCGCGCTCCCTTCCTTCGCAAACTTCCTGGAAGAATGTATTTGGTATATTTTCGCAAGTCCCGATTAGGGTAAGCCATGAATCTGGTCTAAGATCGGTCAATGTTGGCATTATTGTCTGATAACAGAGCTTGACCATGTCAACTGTCATTGAACCGGCTTCGTCTATGGTAGCTTTGCGTAGTTTCTGGCCCAAGATTTTACGCATCTGTTTTTCAGAGCAATCAACCCCAAAAAGCCGGACACGACTACCATTGCGAGTAAGAGTGATAGTTTTATGTGTTTGATTAGTTTTGTGAAGAATCTTTGCTTCATCGAGCTTCTCCTGGAATACGTCCCAAATAATTTCACTGGCAGAGTCGAGCGTTAGAGCGCCATAGACCAGCTTTGAGTTTGGGTATTTGCACATTATCTCAATGTCGTCGAGGCATTCTGTGACAGATTTTGCGCCTCGGCGAGTTGTGTTTATTGCTTTGAATCTGATGTTTTTCGAGGAAAGAACTTCGTTTTGCTTTAAAAACTCAGGGCATCTAAGAAACCCATTTGAGATTGAAACCATTTTATCGCGGCTTCGTAGCTCAGAAATTAGAGCGAGTTGACGAATAGTCAACCCGCTCTTTAAAACGCCTTTAAACTCTTTAACCACTATTCCTCGACGACAGTGTAGCGAACATTTGCCATTGGCACGTAGCAAGCAAGGTTTTTATTCTTTTCAGAAGTCACCTTAATGCACGGACCGAACTGATCAGAGAACTCAAGAGAAAGATCGCGATAAGTTGGGTTATTAATATTGACGTTATTAAATCCCGCCGATCGGTTATCAAAGCGGATAGTCACGCCTTGGTGAAAATGCGCTTCTGTTAAACCTTTCCGGCGAACGACCTCAACTTTTTTCTTCAGAACGGGGCCAACTGAAGGAGTGGGCTCGTATTCACCATGCTCAACATCTGGGACGATGCCCTTTTTTTGTCTTGCCATAGATACCTCTAATTTAGGGTTTGATTCGATTTACGATATCGAGAAACGCTTACTTGAAAACAAATCATTTCCTAGCAAGATTTCTTTGCGACTTTCTTATTGGTCTTTACTTTCTTTTTGGCCATAGAATCCTCCATGTTAAGGTTAATATTTGGGTAAATCTCAGGTAAAGTTTATGTAATAGCGGAAGTCTAAAAACAAAACATTCCCTTTCCATCATCATCTTTTCGGATATTAAATACTCGGCTGTGTGAAATGAACAGAACTTGAATCCTTTATGGACGACCTTCGAGCATGGTAAACCATCTGGGACAAACTCTGAGAACTTGCAGATTTGACCAACTTGTTGGCGATCAGGGCGATATTTTTCTTTCATAAAACCTCAATTCGGAGCTATGTATGGATTAAAAATAACTTCCTTAAATCCTTTCGACAACCCCAGTAAATCACCTTGATGGATCAACACCAGGACTTTATCAAGCGCCGTTCCTTCCATCGCGTGGTTAAACATTTTCCTTCCAAGCCCAAACCCGCGAAAACTCTCTTTCACAAGGACGAAATTCACATAGAACGCATCCTTCGTCTCAGTGTAGTTCATAAACCCAATCATCAAATCAGGGTCAGACTCATCGACAACTAAAATAGTATTCCACTTATCGAGCGACGATAAGACCAACTTCTTATGCCATTTATAAAAAACTTTTGGCGCAATCATTCGGGCAATCCTTGATGTTGCCTTATACGAGTCAAGCCAATACTTAACGATAAACGCTCTCTCATCATCGGTTGACAGC